ACTGCTGCTCCACTTCCTGCTCCATCAGCGACTACCATCTTGATTCCGCCATTCGGAATAACAACATTAGCGCCTGTGCCTTGTGATATTGAAACCGCGTATCCAGAAGAGTTCTGAATTACCCATGTTTTATTAACTGTATTAGGAGCAAGGGTTACTGTGTTTAACGCAGTAATTGATCCTGCAAGAGTAAGGGAATAGGCCCTGGCTGCATCTGCTGCACCATCTGCCATTGTAATGGTGTGCGAAGTTCCTGTGATTGTTTCTGAACCACTACCCCATGCTTCTGCTATTAGCTCTAAATTTGTGTTTGTTGTTGTACCCCACGTTCCACTACCATCACCAGTAGCCATCTCGTTGAGTCTTAAATCATTTACATATGTACTTGCCATTATCGATCCTCCAATCTTATATGAGTATAACTGTTATAAATTATCTTTTCCATTATTACGCCACTTCCTCCCAACCAGGGCTTTGAGCATCGTCTACAGCGCCCCAACTTGGACTTTGTGAATCATTAACTCCGTCCCATTCTGGATCTTGTCCTGGAACAACTACTCCCCATACCAACACAGAAGTTATTTGTCCTGTTCCCACCACTCCCGTTGGATAAATGTTTGCGTGAGAAGTTGTTGTAAGTGAACCAACTGCACCTGTCGCTGCATCCATTGTAACGGCAATATTGTTAGTACCAATAATGCCAACACTTCCTAATGCTGTTGTTCCTACTACATTAGTTGGATAAACATTCGCATCACCTGTTACAGTCTCATCACCGAGTCCTACTGTTGATGCTGTACCACTAACTCCTTGTATTGCAAATCCAGCAGCAATTATAGTTCCAACTGCTCCTGTTCCCGCAAGACCTGTTTCTACAACATTAGCGTCACCACTAACTGCCTCAGTACCTAAAGCAGTAGTTCCTGCAAGTCCTGTGACCGAAAGATTAGCAACACCCGTAATCGTAAGGGAACTTATCGCACCAGTAGCTGCAACCCCTGTTTCTGCAACATTTGCAGCCCCAGTAATCGTAAGGGAACTTACCGCACCTGTTCCTGCGACCCCTGTCTCAGTAACAATTGCAACCCCTGTCGCAACAACTGTGCCAACAGAACCTGTTGCTGCTACACCTGTCTCTGCGACATTAGCGTCACAACTAACGGTTTCAGTGCCTAAAGCCGAAGTACCTGCTAGTCCTGTTAATGTAACAGTGACATTAACAACAGCAGGTTCGCCCCAAGGACCTGCTCCCCAAGTAGATCGACCCCAACCAGCCATTAGCTGTCCTTACGCTATTCTAATAACAGCGTTACTTGCGTCTGCGGCTGGGAATGTAATCGTAAAGCTGCCTGCTGTACTGGTTTTGTCTCCACCAAAATCAAAAACGGCAACAGATGGATCGCCAGTAGCTGTATCATTATAAATCATACAACCTCTCGCAGTGACAGTAGCTGTTCCAAAAGTCAAATCAGCAAAATCAGTAAACGCAGTAGTGCCTGATGTAGTCGGATTGACATTTGTTAAAGCTGCTCCACCCGCAGTATAGTTTGTTCCCGATGCTTCTTGACCTGTGCTATAGGCTGTAGTAGAAGCGCTCATAGTCGCAGAGCTAGTATATAAAGCGAGCTTGAAAGAGTTTCCTCCAGATGCTTTAAAGTTATGTACCGCTTGCAGAAGCTCACTTTTGAAAGAAGTACACATTGCCTGTGTTATAGCCATTATAGTCTCCTAATAATATTTGCAAGATCTTTATGACCTTGCGATTCTAATTGATTGCCTATTGTACACATGTGGTTTTTAATCGCCTCTTGCATATAATAAACAATGACCTGATGACACACATTTTTAAAAGCATGTGCCTGTGCTTTTATTTCATTCGGAGCAGTATCTGCAACCGAAATTAATCTATCGGTAGCCATTTCAGCTACTTCTTCTACCGTATGGCCTCTATTATGAGTTGTTTTTACACCCAACTCGCCTACAGCCATATCTATTTTAGCTTGGAACATCTCTAATATTTCTTCTTTTTAGAAGATTTTTTCTTCTTTTTAGGGGAAGAATAAACTGCATCATCCCCAGGTCGAAGAAACTTCTTAGGATCACCACGCATTTTATCGCGTCTTGCTGTCATTCCTGGCATTTCTTACTCCTTTAGTATTGGTTGGGTTCTGCGGGTAGAAGACCGTTTGTTTTTGAAACCTTCATATAATCTTTCCTTCCTGAAACCCCAACGAGTTTTTTATTATCCTTTTCCACTTCTGAAAACTTAGTTGTTTTTAAGTCTCCATCTTTTAAATATACCACAGGAGGATTTTGTAACCTGTGATATCCATATAATTTTTCTTTTTCAGAAACATTAGTATCTAACATAGAAGATGTTGCCGCAATAGAAATATCAATTCCTTTGCTCATACACTTTGCCAACCAGAACTCGCAACAAGCTCTTCCCATCTCTCCAAAATGAACATTGGTTGTGTAACTAAAGTCAGCTCCAAACATATTAATTTTTCCTACATTGTTTAATGCAGCAAAAGCAATAGCATAAGCAATAGTATTGTTTAGATACCCACAATTTAATTCAGAAACAACATCATCTAAAGGATAAAGTTCTATTGATGGTGCTCTTTTATCTAACTCACATGAATAAATAGGACACTTTAGTTTGGGTAATAACTTCCTCATAACTTTTGTTTGTGGTCCTGAATCTTCAGTGTCAAAAAATCGAGAAGCTGGATCCATCATAAAAACTCTATCCGATTTTACAACAGCACACATTGAGTTAATTGCCCAGACTTCATCGTATTCTTGACTATGACTAAGCGACATATGGTAGTCGAGTTGGCTTTTACCCATAGCGACAATAGCGATGTTTTTACCTTCTAGTTCTTTAATCATTATAAAATAGACCTAGTTTTATCGTATCTCATCTCTTCTTTGGTGTTTCTTCCTTCTGCCCAAACTTTAAACTGCATCATTTCTTTATCATAATTTTGCTTATAAGTTCCTACTTCTGTCTGATCTAACTTCATAAACAATGCTGCTTGTAACAAACACCCCGATAATAAAACATTGGGTGCGTTAATAGATAGATAGGTGGTTCCATCAGAAGCACCTGCGGTTAAAGAGTTAGGCCTATAAAAATAATGCAATTCAAAACTATAGTCTTCATCAGGCGTTGGTGCTAGGATAAAGGTATCGTTATCAAAATCTGCATAATATTTTGGCGTGCCTGTTGTTGATGCATTCGGTGTGTAATCTCTAATAAAAGAAGGGTGTTTAAGCAAAAGATAAGTATAAACACTAGAACTAATAACAGCCAGGCTAAAGGCTGAAAGAAAATCTGATGGCATTCCTAAATAAGCATTTCCAGAAGAAGCTGTTCCCGTTACATTCTTCTTATAATAATTAAGTTCTACATTCTTCAAAATGTCCTCTTCAGTCACTTTAATAAAGTTATCTAGGTTGTTAGTGAAAGTAGTTCCACTGTCTTCCATGTAGTCTTGTATTGCTGTTTTTAGTGTTGCATAAGTAAAAGACATTATGAGCCTCCTGTAGCTACTATAGTACCAACTTCTCCAGTGCCTTCAACACTCTCAAAATCAGTACCAATTGGATCGTTCGTTGTTGTCATACCGCCAGTTCCTAAATAGACTCCTTTAGAATCAAACTCTGAAATTGTATTGGTAGTGACAACGCCTAAAGAAGCTGTTCTAAAATTTATATCAGGTCGCGGTTCATATAGAGCCTCTGGATCCGCAGTATAAGGAAGAGGTTCTAGTTGTGGACTTTTAGGTTCAAAACACTCAGGACAAGTCTTTAAGTCATTCCATTCTTTTGTCAGTTCTGATAAATGATAACGCCAACCGCATCGATCACAAATTCCATATGCATATTTGCCTGAAGCATATGCCATGATCAGTACCCATAAGAACGCATATTAGGCTTCACCCTTAATGGTCCTCTATCTTCATCTTGAGCTAATGCTCTAGCAAACTCCTCTTCATACATTCCTTTTAAGATTTGTATTCTATCTGGCGCACGTTTTTGAGCTATATAATAAGCTAGGCCTGCAACCAAACAAGGGTAAAACCTAAAAGGAACCTGGACATCATTGGCCGATGCATCTGCGTCTTCTATTCTTAAAATTTGATTCATCTTGATAACATCTGTACTGTTCTCTGGTGCTGGCCATACATATATTTTAGGTGTTTCTTGTTTGTCTAAGAAATATTGTGTGGGTCTAGCTTGAGTCGATTTAGAAGGAATGTTCCAATATTCAGAACGACCTACTTGAGTCATTTGATAATCTGTTGCCACACTGTTTACTGTTCTTCTTAAAACAACATCTAAAACATCAACTACATAACTGTTTAAACTATAAGACTCAGTTCCTTGGGTTAATGTTTGACTGACATTATTAATGGTCCACTGATTCAAACCTCTGTTTGCC